GGCTTAAATCGTATCTTCTGTAAAGGCATAAGCCTTCCTTTATATAGATTATATTAGTAAATGCACTACTTATTTAGTCTCGTTTAAACTTTATGTAAATTTTAAGCTTTATCAAAATTATAAGTAAAAACTATTCTTTTACAATCTAATTGTTTGTTAAAACAACCATGAGATAAATAACTTCTCCAAATAATTAATTTACCTGTTTTCGGTGGATAAGAACACACTTTATAAGTAAGATTATTAAATACTTTTTTATTTTTAATATCTCCATGATGTGCTGTTTCATTTAAAGGATTTTTCATATCTATTATTGGACTTTCAAAATTTAAAGAAGTATCTTCTTCATATCCTTCTAAGAAAAAAACAGCTGAAAAAATAAATCCAGGATGTATATGAAAAGATTGTCCACCACCAATTGGATAATCTAATAACCAGGATTCTTTACATTTATAATTATCTTCATACAAATGAAATTCTGCATATTTTTTTATTTCTTGGTTTACCCAGTCATTTAATTTTTTAAATTTTTTATTTAAATGCACTCTTTCCTTACAAAATCCATTACTTTCATATTTATATTTTGATATTATATTTTTATATGGTTTTTGAATTTCATTTATAAATGGACATTCTGAAATTCCTATAGTTGTTGGAAACCAGGTATCTAAAATCATATTTATTTTATTTAAAACAAATTAATATTGTAAAAACAAATCTTGAATTTGTTTTATTTGTTCCAAAAGATTTAGCTACACTATGAACTTTTTCAGAAGGATATAATATTAATCTATTAAATTTATTTTCTATTAAATTTTTTTTATTATTATTTATAATAATTGTTCCTGCTTTTTTTTCTACAGATTCATTTAAATAAACCACTCCACTTAATTTTTTTTTATATTGATCAAATTGTGGAGATAAAGATATGTTATCTGTATGCCAATCAGGTAATTTTACATCACTTAAAGTATAAGAAAAACTCAGCCACGTTTCAAAATCTTGAAGTTTTTCTTCATAAAATATTTCGCACGCCTTTAATAAATTATCTATTAAATATTTAAATTTTTCTTCACTAATATTATTTATATAATCTGTCCTAAAACCTGGAAATGTTCCTAATCCTTCTTTCCAAGGATGATTTTTTTTGTCATAAAATTTTTGTTTTAAAGCCCATTTTTTTAATTTTTTAGGGTTTAAAAAATAATTGTCTATAATTAAATAATCTTTCATTTTTTTTAAATTTAATACCGTGTTAACACAAATTAAAAGAAAAAGATATTCTTTCTTTTTTAGAAAGATTGGGCTCTACAAAATGATTTAGCCAAGATGGAAAAAAGTATAATTCATTTTCTTCAGGTTTTATTGACCAGGTTGATGAATTGTGTTGATTATATTCAAATATAAAATTATCTAAATAATTATCAATTTTTGTTTTATTTATAAAAACAATATTACCACTATTTTCTGGTGTTTTAACATAAAAAACCCCCGATATTTTTGAAAAAGGATGAGTATGCTGAACGTTAAAATCTTTATATTTATTTATATTAAACCAAATATTTTTTAAAAATATTTTATCATTTATTTTAAAATGATTCTTCATTATTTTATTTGAATTAATTTCAATATGATTTATTAAACTATTTAAAAATATTTCATCTTTATTTAAATCATTGCTTTGATAACCACCAAAATTACTTTTTTTTCTTCCTTCTTCTGTTTTATAAATTTTTAAACAAAAATTTGTTATTTTATTTAAATCTTCATTTAATTTAACTTTAAATATAGATTGTTTAAATAATTCTATTTGCTGCATTATTTTATTGTTTCATCTTAAACCAAGCAGGCAATCCTAGATGTAAACGTTGATCAAACATATTTTTTTCAGAATCAATACTTTTTACATCATTATAATGTAAAAAAACTTGAACACATTCATCTCCTTCAAATTTTTCTCTCCAATGTTCTAATTCACATCCTCTATAAATTAACATATCTCCAGGATTTAAATTTACTTTAATTCCTTTCTGTCCTTTTTTTCCTGAAGGTTCTAAATATATTGGCCAATCATCTCCACCTAAATTCATGGTAGCAGATATTTCACAACTAAATCTATCTTTATGACGATGTAAAATATCTCCTTTTTTATAAATCCTAGCATAAGTGTATGAAGGATGTAGTTTTAAACCAGTCTCTTTCTCCATAATAGGTTGAATTTTTAATAATAAAGTTTCCATGGAAATATCCGCATAACAAGAATAAGTATTAGGTATTTGCTGATCACTGTTTTCATAGGAACCCAATAAAGTTTCAAATGGTGATATAAATTGTTTATTTAAGCAAGTATCATAAACTTGTTTTTTCATAATTAAATAATTATAAAGAAACAAAAACAAATCTTTATTAATTACATTTTTTACAATTACATATTTATTTGTTTTAAATTTCATAAATTTTTTATTATTTTTTTTTCTACAGCTTGCAAATTAAAATGTATAAATCTAAATGGTTCTATACCATAATCTATAGAAAATTCATGATCTAAATAACTAGGAAAAATTATTAAATCCCCTGGTTTAGTAAAAAAATGTATTTTTTCAGAACCATAATTAATTTCACTATTATTTTTCATTTTTAATTTAATCATTCTTGCACCTAATCTTGGATCGTAAAATATTGGATGCGCTGTTTTTTCTGAACATTTTAAAAAATAAAATCCTGACACGTGTTGGTTTGAATGAAGATGAGTAGAGTGATAACCTCCTCCTTTTTTTGAAAATTCCTGTACCCACAGCTCAGTTAAAATTACGGTATATAATTCCATATCAAAACCATGACATTCTAAAAAATCTAAAGATTTACCACTAATATAATTAATAAAATCAAAAAAATCTTTATCTGACATTAACAGTTTTGAATGATGACTTATTCCAAAGTCTGAAAACTTTTCTGTATGAATTTTATTTTCTTGTCTAGCTTCTTTAATATATTTATTAGAATTTTTATTTAAAGATTTAACAAATTCAATTTTGTTTTCTGAAAAAATAGGTGTTTTAAAGTATTCGGTTATAAACATATTATTTAAAAGGATATCCTAAATTCCACATAACTAAAGAATATCTTGTTCCTTTCGTAACTGGTTTAACTCTATGCCACACAAAACTTGGAAATACAACGATAGAGCCTTTAGGAAGTACTTCTTTTAAAGTGAATACATGTTTATTTTCGTCACGTAAGTGAGGATCATAATTTCTAAAATCAAACTGTAGCTCACCACCTGTATACTCTGAACCATCGGTTAATTGACATGTTACAGATAATTTTCTATTTTTACCATAAGTTTTTAAATTTTTTAAATCATTATGAGGAATATCAAAAGAATCACAATGCCAATCATAATACTGATTTAATTTATATTTTGTAAATTGAATAGGTTCTGACCAATCCCATTCAAAGTTCCAACCTGCATTTTTATTTGCTTCATGCACAAAAGGGTGTATTTCTTTATAAATCCAAGTATCATTTAACCAAACAATATCAGAATTTCTTTTACGTTTTAATTTTTTTGTTTCTTCTTTAGATAAATTATTATTCTCTAATCCTCCTATTTTGCCTACTATTTCTTGTTTAGAATTTCCATATTTAATTATTTCATCGCATAATCTTAAAGGTAAAGCAGATTTAAACCACCAAAAATAATTATTATTGACGATGCTCATATAATATTGTCTGTATAAAATTTAAACTATCTTTTTGATTATTTAAAATATAGTATTTTTTTGTAGAAGTAAACAGTACAAATTTATTTTTTTTTAACTCTATTTCAAAACATTTTCCAGCATGCCTGTTATTGTCGTACATAATTTTCACTAAACAATTATTTACATCAACTCCATAAAGTAACACAAAATCAGGAGAATTTTTTAAATCTGTTAAATCTATTTTTAAATATGGTTCTGTCGTCTCGTTTGGTAAATAAATGTTTCCAAAAGAATTTTTATTAACTAAATTTATATTATATTTGAGATTAATATTTTCACAAATATATGTATTTAACATATCCCAAGCTTTTGAAAATAAAAAAGTATTTCCAGTTAAATGACATTCTAAAATTTTAATTGATAATTCAGTACTATTTATTTCAAAACTTTTAGGACTTTCAACATTTCCATGTATTACAAATTGTTCTGATAGTATTTCTTTTTCCACAATACTAACTTATTTAAACTAAAAATGATTTTTAATCAATACTTTTAAATAATTGGACTTTGTGGCATTGGCCCATTATTTAATAAAACCCATGATTGGTTATTTTCATTCCAGTTATAGTGCCAACCGTGAGTATTTGCTTCATTTTGAGCAGTTTGTTCCTCCGTTAATGTAGGTGCATCACCAATTGGAGATTTCCAAGATGCTGTTGGAATATGTTTTATCCATGAAGCATAAGGTTTCTTTAAAAAAAATATTTGATTATTTTCATCCCAAATACTTCCAATGCCTGCATAGTTTCCTCTATATGGTGTTCCACCCAAAATATGTTTATTATTAAATGTATTATAAGAAGTTTTAATCCACATGTAATAAGGCCAATTATTATGTTTTTCTAAATATTTTTGACCTATTAGTTCATTTTCAACTCCATTTAATAAAATATGAGAGTCTTCTATGTATATAACACTTAAAACTTCGTTTTCTTGATTTATTTTTGCAAAATGAGCCATAAAATTTATTGAAATTTATATCTTAATATAATTACTCCGCTTCCACCACTTCCACCCGCTTGAACACCAGGAGCACCTGGGGTACCTCCAGCTCCACCACTACCTCCAGTATTAGCTGTTCCTGGAGTTCCGGGAGAAGCATTAGGTCCACCTCCACCTAAACCCCCTTCATTTTCACCAGGCGTAGCTGCTTGTCCACCAGTTCCAGAAAACCAACGAGTGCTATTATATGGTTCACCTACAGTTGTAACCGGAAAGGCGCCTTGAATTAAAGTATTTACACCATCTCTTATATAACCATTTCCTTTATAACTTTGATTAGGTTGATTACCGTTTCCCGCTCCTGTTGAATCAGGAAATCCTTGAGGGGGACTTACTGGTGGAGTATTTCCTGATCCACCTCCATAACCACCTCCTCCTCCAGGAGCACCTGCAATTCCAGGAGTTCCAGCACCTCCGCCTCCTCCTGTTGAAGTAATAGTACTAAAAATTGAAGGAGATCCGTTTCCTGGAGCTCCTCCTCCACCTCCTGCTGGGCCTCCACCTCCAATTGTAATTGGAAATGTACCTGCTCCAGTTTTTAATCCTGAAACCCCTGTTGAAAGTGGGGCTATAGGATAACTTCCAGCTGTAGAACCACTAGATGCCCTGTAACCACCAGCTCCACCGGGACTACCCCAGCCAACGTTTTGAATATATTGTCCACCTGCACCTCCGCCTGCAACAACTAAATATTCAACTGTATCACTGCCTCTAATATTTCCAGCACATGTTACTTCAAAAGTTCCGGGGCTACTAAAAGTATGAATTTTATAATCACCAGAAGTTGTTACTGTTCCTCCAGTAGCAACAATAAATTTTTTAGGTGCTCCAGATGTAAGTCCAAATCCTTTTGCTGAGGCTGCTCCGCGTGTTGATTGTAAAGGCATTCTTTCTACTCCTTATTTAAATTGAGTTTGTGCTGCTAATACTGTGTATGTTGATGCTGCTGTTTTAAGAGCTGTATAAGTGTAGACATCATTAGATGAAGCGTTTCCAGCT